TGCTATCGAGCTGCGCGAAACCGTTGGTCCAGGACCAAGACGGTAAAGTCGTATTGGCCGCGCCGACGACGGCGAAGGCAAATTCGCAAGCCGTTGAAGTTTCGAATGTGGTTCCGCTGTCTGCCGCCGACGTGAGCCCTGCCGCCACAGCGATTACATCGGAAGCATTTGACGTCAGGCCGGTGACGTTGGTCACACTCACTTGAATGTCGGCGGCCGTGATGCCGTCAACCACTACAGCCACGTTCCCGGTTGCACCTGCGGTGGCCACCGCACACAAGTCAACCTCGCCGGGGTTGGCTCCCGAAATTTCTTGCGTTGGTGCAACCGCCAATGCCGATGAGCCGTTAAACGAGACGTCGACAACGATCACCGATCCGGTTATGTTTGTGAGCGTGACGGCAATGATTATGAGTCCTGGCGATGCGCTCAGGCCGGGAGTAGTTACGCTGGTCGCGCCGGTTGCTGTCCCGTGCCAAAGGACCGTCGCCGTGATGGAGCAACCGCCGGACGAACTGCTTGACGAACTCGAAGATGAGCTCGACGAACTCGAAGATGAGCTCGACGAACTCGAAGATGAGCTCGACGAACTCGAAGATGAGCTGCTTAACGAACTGCTCGACGGGCACGCGCCGGCCGTGAACATTGTTGCGGGCAGGGTCAGATAGCCGGCGGCACCATCGCAAAGCGTCGCCTGGACGTTCACGAACTCCTTCGCGACCAGATGTCCGCCAATCCAGGTAACTGCGTCCGTGTAGCCCTTGGCGAGAACGGGGCCGCCCGTGGAATCGAAGCCGGTCTGGTAATAAAAATTTGGCGACCAGGTGACGGACGATGGGTAGAAGGCGATCTGCGGATTTGCTTGGTAGGTAAAAGACACCTCAGAGTAATCGACGGAAAGCGAGAACGAGGCCGTCATCTGCCGGTAAAACGTGCTGCCGATTCCTGTGTCGCCCGTGACCAGGATCTCGCCGACTCCAGCCATGAACACATAGCCGTTGAACGGGCTGCTACCATCGCCGACTGTCACGCCCTGCTCGCCTACGCTAACCCCTTGCACATAAACGTCTTCGTCAACGAACGGCTGTGCGTTAGTGGTTCCCCTTCCTGTAGACGCCAGGGCCGCGTTAGAGCCGAGTCCGCTCCATCCTCCAGGAGGCGGCGTGTTGAACTCGCCGGCATTGACGCAACCCACGGGCAGAAGCAGCCAATAGGTCGCGTTGTTCAATAGCTGGCCCGTGTTCGCTAGCACGCATACAAAGGTGGACCCTGGTGCATAACCTATTCCGGCGATGGTGATGGTCGCAATGCTTTGAGCGATGTCGCCGGCGTTGTACGCAGTCGTGTTGCTCCAGTTTCCCGTGCCCGCAGGCGGCGCGACCAAGGTCAACCAATTCGCCGACGGCGGCGTGTCCGTAGCCGTGTTGGTGATCGCCAGGTAATACGATCCACCGAGGCTCACGTACTCGCCGATGAGGTATTCGGTTCCGCTGCCGCCGCCGAATTCGTAGACATCGCCGCCCAAAAAGCTTCCGACGGCAAGGATATCCCCCGTGGCGCCCTTGTTCCCAGGGAGCATCTGATCGCCGATGCTGATGATGCCGGCCGAATCTTGCGACGCTCCGAGCCACCCGTTTGCTGTTGCAATGCCAATCCGGGTCTCGCTCAGAATCACCATGGCCCATTGTTGGCCAGTGGTCGCGCTCGCCGTCCAAATGATCCGCGCCGGCCCTGGATCGGCCTGGCTGATCAGATAATCGTAATTCGCACTCGCGGCGTCGGCCCATTCGTGGTCAGTATCCACCACATCGAGCCAGACCTTGGTCGCTCCCGGAATCAGGATGCGGCCGATCTGCGGCATGGCGACCATCTGACCTGAAGCATAAGTCGTTCCCAGGATGAAAACGCCTTTATCGGTCACGAAAGCCCAATAGGTCGCATTCGGCGGCGTCTGGTTCGTGTTGCCGAGAATGCAGACGTAGGTGACGCTGCTCTCTCTTACAAGATCGCCGATGACGTACGCCGTCGTAGAGCTCCAGCTCGCAAGCTTGCCAATGACAGGGATCCATGGGCCCAGCGGGGGCGTCAGGGAAACGCTCGCCGTCGCGACATAGCGTTTTGGCGCCGGGATCGGCTCCAGCGCAATGCCGAACGGCTGCCCCGTTGCCGGATCCGCCGACACGAAAATCGTCTCCTCGTAGAAATTCTGCGTGCTCGGAAGATCCGTGGTGCTGATCGGCGCGCTTGCCAGCGTCCCCAGGCCCGTAACGCCGAACTGCTCGATCTGCTGATAGGACAGGTTGATGAGCCAGATGTCATCGCTGGGAACGGGAACGGTCGGGTCGGCCTGGACGCTCCCCATGCGGCGGTCGTAATCCCGGCAGACGTCCACCAGCTTGTTCTGAAAGCGCGCGTTGAGCCACCACGCGTTTCGCGCTTGCGCGCTTTCGCCGCCAGAAGCTTTGCGGTAGATGTCGCTCAATTGAAGATCCCTATGATCGAAAAATCGGCGGTGTAAATGACCTTGTTCACGACGGCGACGTTCGGTTGCATGACGCGCTGCACGCCAACTAGCCGGCCGCCGACAAGGGCTCCCCCCACCGGCATTGGCTTGGAATTCGTCCAAAGGTAGCGCCAGCCTCGCTTGGCGATCGGCCCGCTCTGGCCGATGACGAGGACCTGGTTGTCGTTTTGGTCGGCCGAAATGTAGCTCCCCGCCGGCAAGACGCCGGTAGCTGTGCCGCCGCTGATATTCGTGATGGCCATCTGCGTGTCGCTGATGATGCTGGCGATGTTGTAAACGCCGCCTGAAATGCTCCCGTTGCTGAGGAGGTAGATGTTTTGCCCGGCGGTGAAGAGCGACGTCGAGGCGACGGTCACATCCGCCGTTCCGCCCGGCAGGGGCTGAGAGAAGTTCACCGTGATTACAATGCCGCCGGCCTTGCCGCGGCTGGTGGAAAACTTGAGCGTGAACTCCATGTCTGCCGTCGAGTTTTGCTTGCCGGGGACGCCGAGGAAGAGCAGCTCCTCGGTGTCGAAGGTGAACGTCTGGCCGTTGTAGGTGAGGGACAGCGGAGCGTTATTGGCCATCCCGGTGATGCGTGACAGGGCATCGATGTAGGTCGATGGCATCGAGGCGAGCGCGAGCCGGGTCAGAATCGTGAAGTCGAACCTGTCCGGCAAGGTGACTTCGCAGCCCTCTACGCTGTCGCCATTGACGCCGATCAGCCCGTTGAAGCTCGGAACCCCCTGGCCCTCGGGAGTGAGGTCCTCGGGATCGCCGGTGCCGTCGCAATTGTAATAGTCGCCGACGTCGAGCGCTTGCTGGATCTTGCCAGTGTTGCCGGAAGTGTCGAAGCTCATCTCCGTGAAGGCGATCTGGAACTTGTAGGTCGCCGTCACGATCCAGAGCAGGCCATCCTCGCTGGCCGGCTCAATCTTGTACTCGTTGAAGAAGAGCTGGATGCCGCTGACCGTGATCGACGTCGGGATCCGGGTCTTGGCGTAGGCGACGGCGTCGCTCTCGTTCCCCCAGCCGTAGGTCGCCCATTTCTTTTCGAAGCTCGGCGCGCTGAAGTTGATGGTCCCTGAGCCGGAATCGTCGAGCTCTTGCCAGAGGCACGTGATCGGGATTTGCGCGATGCTCATGACATCACCGGGCCTTCCCGGTTGACGAGGCGCAGAATGAGGTCGGCGATGCGGCCGAGGTTTTCGTTCACCTCGCCGACGCCGTCATTGACGCGGGCGATTTCGCCGAGCCGCTGGAGCTGCAGCCGGTTTACGTCCAGCTGCATTTGCGGGATGTTGGCGCCGATGAAGCCGCGGGCAAGCGCCGCGCTGAAGGTGCCCGAGACGCTGCCTTGATTGTGCGTTTGATCGAATCCCCCGGCGCCTTGCTGGCCGGCGGCGTTTCCCTCCGCTTCCTGGAGGTCGCGGGTGAGATTCCATAGCGCAAATCGGGCGTTCTCGATTTCCTCGGCGTTCCCGCCGCGCACGGCCTCGCGTTCGGCGTCCCGCGCTTGCTCCAGCCGGGCTCGCTCCTCGGCGCGCTGCCGGGCTTGAAATTCCGGATTGGTGCGCTCCATTTCCTGGTTCCGCAGCGCGGCACGGTGGCGGGCGGCATTCCCGGCCTCTTCTGGATTGCCCGTGTCGGCGTCGGTAACGGTTGCACGCAGGGCTTCGAGTGCGCGGACGGAAAGGCCGCTCGGATCCACGGCCCGCTGAAAACCAATCCATTCGTCGATGACATCGCGCAGCATGCCGAAGAGCGCGGACTTGACCGTCTCAACCGCCGTAAGCCATCCTGCCTCGAATTCGCCGACGACCGTGTTCCACCCCTGCTGAATCGCCAACCAGGTTCCGTCGAAAAGGTCGGTCAGATAGTTCTTGATGTCGGCGAAAATGGCGAGGGCCGCATACTTCAGTTCGACCCAGATTTCGCGGCCGCCCTGCTTGATGTACAGCCAGCCGAGCTCGGCCGTGAGTTTGACCACCTGCCAGATCGACGCCCAGTCGCCGAGGTGGAAGGCGGCGACGATGCCGCCCCACGCGACGCCGGCATTTGTTCGCATGTCCGAGAACGCGCGGCCAAAGGTGCTGCCGATTTCCGACGCTGCCGAGGACGCCGCGCTGACAACGCTCGAAACCGTCGAGGAAAAGCCGGCCGAGAAGGACGCCCAGACGCCGCCCAGCGCATCGCGGACCGCCCCGGCCGCGCGAAAGAACATTTCGATCAGCGGGTTGACGACGGCGCGGCCCAGCGCGGCGAGTTGTTGCCACAGTCCGCCGAAAGCGTTGCGGATCGCGTCGATGACAAACATGGCATGGCTGAGCATGACGTGCCAGCCGTCGGCGAGGGCGTCCACAACGAAGGCAAAATGCTCCTCCAACGTCGCAACGAATTCATTCCACAAGGCAATGTGGGCATCGATAACTTCGTGGAAGGTCGCCACCACGCCGGCCCAGAGGTCCGCGAACCATGTTTTCAGGTCGGCCCATGCTCCCAGGATGCGCTCATAGGCCGCGATGAACGGGGCCGCAATCCAGGCGCCGACCGCGCGCGCGGCGGCGGCGATGCCGGCGAACAAATCGCCGAACCAGCCGACGATCGCGTCGAAGGCCTCTACAAAGGGCGCGGCGATCTGCGCCAGGACGTTGCGGACGCCTGCAACGATTCCCGCCCAGACGCCGGCAAAGAAATCGACAATGCTGTCCCAGGTATCGAGGATCCAGTTGTAGGCCTCGATGAACGGCGCGGAGAGGATCCCGAAAAGGTCCGCCAGTTCGGACTGGACGCCGGCAACGACCTGGTTGAAGATCGTTTCGACGTCGGCGGCAAACTGCCGGATCTTCTCGACCAGGCCACCGGAGAAAATGAAATCCCAGATCGCCGTGAGGCCGGCCATCAGGTTTTCGATGGTGATGAACTTGTAAGCCAGGAAGGCCAGCCCGGCTGCGAGCGCGACGATGCCGATGGCGACGTACGCGATCTCGGAGAGGAAGTCGCCGATGCCGCCTTCGTCGAAGGCCGCGTTGAACTCGTCGATGATCCGGTCGATCGTCTGCGCGGCCCCGGTGACCTGATCGCGCATCCATTCGAAGGCGCTGACGATGCCGTTGACGAACGCCATGAACGGCGAAACGACCAGGTAATCCCAGAGATCGGCGATCGCCCGGCCGATCGAATGAACGAATTCGATCAGGCCGTCCGCGGCTTCATCGATGAAGCCGAGCGATTCGTGCAGGCTCGCGAACCGGAAGCCGAGCAAGCTGACAGCCACCGCAACGCCATAAAGCGCGCCCACGGCAACGGCAGCGACGCCGGCGAGAGCGAGCAATCCTCCCGTGGCAATGACGAGGACGCCGAAAAGGAAGCTGAACGCGAAGGCCAGCAAGTTCGTGCCGGCAGTCAGGATCGTTTCCCAGATCCACGCGGCGATTTCGGAAGCCGTGTAGCTCCAGACCGTCGCGGTGACAAAGGTGTAGATGGCCCCGAGCGCAGTGAGTGCGGCATTATAGACCCAGGTCGCCGCGGCCCACGCCATCTCGCGGATGGCGCTTGAGCCGACCAGCCATGCCCAGGATGCGGCCCCGATCGCGGCGATACCCTGGATGACGGTGAGCGCACCGAAGCCAGTGGTCAGAGCCCAGACGGCCGCGTTATAAACCCATGTCGCCGCGGCGACGGCATAGCTGGCCGCCGCGTAGCCGATCATTCCCCCACGTCCCGCGGCCGTCGTCGCGATGAAGGAAACGGCAACGCCCTGGGCCGCGAGCCAGGCGCCCTGCAGAAAGCCGAGTGAAAAGGCGTAGGCATAGGTTGCCGCGTGCGCCAGGAACATCGCGGCCTTGTAGCTGTAAAGCGCCACGCGGGCCCCGAAGAAGGCAAGCGATACGCTGCTGAGGCCGGCGATCATGGTCCCATACTGGAGCAACGCCAGGGCGCCGCCAAGAGAGGTTACCGCGTGCCAGACGAAGCCGATGGCGCCGGAAAACGCCGTAAAAGCTCCGCCGGCGATCCAGATGACCGAGCCGATGAAGGTGATGATCGAGCCGATCGCAAGGAGCGCCGTGCCCAGATAGAAAACGACGGCGACGAGGGCGCGGTGTCGGTCGATCCAGCCGCGCACGCCCTGGATGATGGCGGTAATCTGAGTGACGAGTCCGGTCATGAATGGGGCAATGAGCGTGCCGATCTCGGCCCAGACGGCCCGCGTCGCAATGCCCATTTCGCGCATGGCCGTGTTGTAGCGGTAAATGATGCCAAGGTTCTCGGCGGTCATCACTGCGCCGATGTCGCGCCCGTGCTGCTCGCGCTGGGCGATGCCGGCCGCCCCGCCGCTCACATCGAGCGCCGCCCCCTGGCGGCCGAAGACGTGCCGCGCCTGGGCGATCCGCTGGCCGGGATCCTGGATGTTGCCGAGGGCCCCGGCAAAGGAGCGCAGGCGTTCGTCCTGGGTCATGGCCGCCAGCGCGTCGATGGACAGGCCGAGGCTGTCGATCCGCTCGGCAGCCTCCCCGGCCGGGTTGTTGATCGCCTGTTCGAGCAAGCCGTCCATGGTCCGGACGGCGACCGAAAGGCCGTCCATGTCGGTTCGCAATGCGTAGGAAAGGCTGCTGAGGGCCTCGAAGCTGACACCGGTACGCCGGTTGGCGGCGACGACTTCATTGGCCCACTCGGCGGCGATGTTGAGCCCATGCAGGAACGGGGCCATCATGACGGCCCCGGCAGCGGTCATGGCCGCGCCGATGAGGCCGACCGTGGCGCCGAATTTCTTGAGCCGTGCCTCCAGGCTGTCGAGGACCTTCTTGGTGGTGTCCTTGGCGTAAAGTTCGACGAAGGCGCCGCCGGCTCTGGCGTCGGCTGCACTGGCCATTGGCGACCTCCTCTCAAACCTTGAAGGCGGTGGCCATGGCGCGAAGCTGTCGCCCCATCGTCAGGCCCGCTTTTTTCTTGCGTTTCGTCATGGTGAAGGGATTGAAATCTTTCGCGGTCAATCCGGGGATCGGCTTTTCGGCAAAAATCTGCCGGACGCTTCTGGACACGTCCCAGATCTGCGCGAGCAAATGCGAGGTATGCAGCCACAGCTCCTGTTCATGCCCCTCCAGCATCCACGCCAGCTCGCGGAGGGTCAGGGCCCTGAGGCCGTCCCGATCGAGCCCTAGTCGGCCGGCGGATTGCCAGATGACACGGCGCCGATCATTTCGTTTTGGGCCTCGACGAGGACCTGGTCCAGCTTTGCCCCCAGGCTGTTCACCATCGCGTCCAGGTTCGTCTTGGCCATCGTGTCCAGCGCCTTCCTCGTCGCCTTCTCCTCGAATTCCTTCCTCTGCTGAATCCCCGCCAGGATCGTCTCTCTCCTCGCGGGCGATGAAAAATCCGCGAGGGCTTCCTCGAAGGCATCGCGCATGCGCTCCAGGGCATCCCCGTCGATGTTGGCCTTGAATTCGCGCTCGGTGACCGCGAAGTCCGGGCCGCTGTTGCACTTGGCGAGCAGGAACATCAGGTTCACGAACGTCGGCAGGCTTCGATAGATTTTCTTCAGCAGCTTGCCTTTCTCGTCGCCGACCTCGAGGAGATCGATTTCCTTGTCGGTCGCGTCGCGCACGTCGTCAACGATGCCGTACGTGATTTTGCAGGGCCATTCGCGGCCCTTGGCATCTGTCCAGGCAAGAAGCATTTATCATTTCCCCCAAGATGTTCCGGCATCCCGCCTGCAGGTGGCGACGGATCGATCACGATCCGGTAATGTTCATCCACGTCGGCGCGTTGCCGGTCTGGGCGATTTTGAGGCTGACGTCGAACATGTCGGCCTCGGCGGCGTCTTGAGATTCGTCCATCTTCTCGACCGTCCAGTTGGCCCGCATCCCTTGGGTATTAATGCCGGCGCCAGGCGCGACAACGCCCCAAAGGAACGCCATGTCGATGGCCGTAGAGTTGTTTTTCGCCGCGATCAGCGCGATCAGCAGCGGGTCGGCGGCGATGTTCGGAATTTTGAACGTTGGATTCCAGGCCTGGAGCGTCGGCAGGTTGCTCTCGAACGGCCGATTCGATCTGAGCTTCAGCCCGTATTGCGTGATGGCATCGCCGAGTTTCACGTCTTGAATGTTGTCGGTCTCAGACCAGACGGGCGTTCCCTCGGTGCCCGTATTCGCGTAGGCGTACGTGTCCTTGCCGGCGGTCACATTGAGCGGGATCGACGCGATGGCGCCGAGCACAACAATCAGGGCGAGCGCGATGCCGAGCAAGAGAGCGATGGTTTCCATGGTCGATTCCTCAGAGTGAAGCCGAAAAAAGCATTCCGGCCTTGGTTTTTTCTTTCTCGAGGGCAAGCTGCAGCGCAGGCCTCGGCCCGGTGCGAACAATCCGGCCCGTTTTTTTGATCCGAAAGGCTCCGCCTTTTTCGAGCCGCAAGGGCACCCCGGTCTGGCCGCCAAAGGCGAGGCCGTAGCCTATCGCCACGTTCCCCCCTCCATCCGGGCCGTTATCCTCGTAGCCGAACAAGATCTTCTTGATCGGGTTGCCTGCTCGCCGCGTCCGCTCGGGCTCCCCTTCCCTCGAGGGGATGTACTCGGGCTCCGGAGCCGCGTGGCCGAGCTTCTTCGCGCGGCGGATTTCCTTGCGGTTCCTCACCGCGGCCGGCTTGATCGACTGCCGCGCCGTTGTGCGCGTGAAGGCGCCGAGCTGCGACAATTTCCTCCGCTCGGCCGCCGAGATCCGCTTATTCACGCTCTCGGCGTCGAAGAACATGTCCCCGGAGATCGGCTTCACGATTACGCCGATTGTCACCACGGCGTTGCCTCCGAGAAGGTCAAATCCAGCTCGCCCACAAGCGTCAGCTTCTCGTCAACCGCCTTGGGCCGGTAAATGTTCAGTTCGGACTCCCAGAACTCCACGCCGGTTGGCTTGCCCGTCGGCACATTGTCGATCAGGTTCACGCCGATGATCTGATTCACCTGGCGTCCTCTCACGTTCCAGTAGTCATCGACCTGCATCAAAAAGGATGCAAGCTGGTCGATGCGGCCGCCCGGCCCGTCGTAATCCGCCGGGCTGCCCGGCAGGAGCGTCTGCAGCAAGATCTTGACGCGGTGCGTCGAGCGGACCGCCGCCCGGATCGTTCGGCCTGGCCGCGGCGTATTCTCCGTCGGCGGAGTGTGCCCGCGTGCTCTCGCCCTTCCGAGCGCGATCACGGCCAGGTAAACGGTGCCTTGCAGGTCCGATTCCTTGGGCGCCGGCAGCCAGCCTCGGAATACCGAGATCGTCGGTTCGCTCCACACCGTCGAGTCGGCCGGCGTCGTCAGTTCGGCCGCCACGCCGTCGGCAACCGCCATCGTCGTCAGGGTCTGGCCAGTCGGCGTCGGCATCTCAAACCTTCTTCGTGTGGCAGCGGAAGAGTTGCTTGAAGGGCAAATCCTCCCATCGCCACGGATTCAGCCCGGCCGGCGCGAGTAGCTGATAGCTGTCGCTGCCGATCGTGATCACGTCCCCTCGCTGCGGCACCGGCGGCGTCAATGTCGCGAGGTCGCCTACCTTCACGCTGAAGCCGGCGTAGCCCAGCTCAGGCGTGAAGATCGCGTAATCGGTGCCGTCCGGTGAATCCCCGAGCCGCGTTGCGTTCTCCCGTTCCCGGCCGCCGTCCTGAGCGATAACCGTGATGCTGAGCTGCGTATCTCCGCGGGCATAGGTCGCCGCCAGGCCCATGACGGCCTGCAGGCCCGGGACGAGCATGGCGCCGATGGCATTGCTGAGGATGCTCATAAATTCACGCCGCGGGCTTCTTCTCGGCGACGGTCACCAGATAATCGAGGTCGGTTTGCTTCATGGCGACCAATACCTTGCCGATGTCGATGGCGCCGAGGCAACCGTTCAGGATCGCGGTCAGCCGCGGATCCGCCTTGAGCCGATCGTCCGGGATCGATCGGGCGATGGCGACCACGTCCTGCGCCTCCACCTCGGCGTGCGAGAGCAGGTGAACGAGGATGCCGTTGCCGGCGCGTTTCTTCGAATCCTGGCGCCCCTTGCCGTCGATCGCGGCATGGATCCGCGTCAGGGCCCCGGTGACGTCTTCTTGGCTCATGTTGCGCCTCTTTTCATTGGGTCATTTGTCGTTGCCGCAGCCAATCCAGCCGAACCTTCATCGTGTCCGTCGTCGCCGTCTTGACGAGGTGGGCGAGCAGATACCAGTTGACCGCCGACGCAGAGACATCGAAAACCGTCGAGGTCAACACCCGCACACCGTTCACGTAGATCGCACACAAGGCCGGATTGCGCATGTCGATCCATACCTCGACGCGCGTTCCCACGGTATAAGTCAGCGTCGTGTCGGTCGGCGCCACGGTCACCGAGCCGGTTTTCGACTCGGCGTAAATCTTCCCATCGTGCGCCTTGCACTGGACCCCGATCGAGTCAGCGATGCTCGTGAATGCCGTCGCATTCGTGCCGCTCGCCGCCCCGATGCTGAAAACCGCCGCCGTGCCGCTGTCATCGGCGATGACGGCGAAGGCCAGCTCGACGATTCCCTTGTTGCCCGTCGCGAAGCCGTCCACGCCGAGTAGGTCGATCTTCTGGGCTTCGTTCGTCGCATCCAGAAGCAAAAGGCCGTCGCGGTTCAAATCGAAGCTGGGCGACCCCGCGGTAAGCACCGGAGCGACCGTCCGCGGATCGCGCAAGAGATCGAATGTATAGACCGGGAAGACGTTGAAGTTGACCGTGCATTCCCCGTCGGTCGCCCGGGCGTCCCCCACGATCGAGCCAAGCAAGAAATCACCTGCCGAGGTCTGCAGGTAGGTGACCTCCTGATCGGCGACGTTCCAAAAAGCTTTCCCCCCGTCGAGCAGCGCGATCCCGGCCGCTTTGGGTAGCACGATCGCCCCGAGCATTTCCAGGTTCATGCCCTGGCCCAGGATCGTGCCGGCGCCGCTATTGATGAACCCGGCCCCTCCGTTGGGCAGCTGGTGGACCTCGTAAGGCCCGTAAGCGGCCTGCGCCACTTGCGGGATCACGTCACCGGGCCCGGCGATCGCAGCTTGTGCCGTCATCGTTCCAAGCGCCTCGCCGCTAAATGCTGAGCCCGCGCAGCCGGGCGTAATTCACCTTCACCGTGAAGGTGTCCGTGGTGGCGGTCTTGACCAGGTGGGCCAGCAAATACCACGGGCTCACATAGGTGACCGCGAAGGACGTCGACGCGAGAACCTGGATGCCGTTGACGTAGAGTTTCGGGGCGCCCGGCACGCGCATGTCGATACAGACCTGGAACGGCGTGCCGGCCGTATAGGTGACCGTGGTGTCCGTCTGAACCACGGGCGTGTCGTTGCAGATGGCGTAAATGTGCGTATCGTGCGCCTTGAGCTGGAAGCCGATGGCATGCGCGATGCTGCTGAACGCCGTCGCGTGCGTGCCGCTTGCCAGGCCGATCGAGAAGACGCCGTGCGTGCTGGAGTCGTCGGAGACGACGTTGATCTCGGCCTCGAAGATGCCGCCCGTGTTCAAGCCGTCGAAACCGAAGCCGGCATCGCTCAGGGCATCGACCTTCTGCGCCTCGTTGGTGGCGTCGAGCGCGAGCTGATTCGCTCCGCCGTAGCGCGTGATCGAGGGGGCGCCGGCCGTCAGCACCAGGGCCGTGGTGAAAGGATCGCGAGCGAGGTCCAGCACGGGCCGGCCATCGCTGCCCAAAAGGACGTTGCAGGTCGGATCGCCGGCGGCCTGATCGCCCACGAAGGTGCCGATCAGGAAGTCCTGGTTGTTGAGCGCCTTGTAGTTGACGTTCTGGTTGGCCAGGTTGACGTAAGCATTGCCGCCGTCAAGCGTCGCCACAGCCGCCTTCGCGACATTGACGATGCCGGCGGGCTCCTGTTGCAGGAGGGTTCCCGCCACCAGGTTCGCGGCGTTCAGGCCGGCGACAATGCCGGCGCGGCCGTCGGCGAGCTGGCGGAGGTTGCCGGTGAGCTGGTTGACAAGGGACTTGCCGCGCCGTTGCTGCCATTGACGCACCAGCGTTGCCACGGGAATCGCGATCGTCATTCTTCACCTCTTGGCTTGGCCCTGGCGGGCGCGTGATTCACTTCTTGGTTTCTTTGTCCTTGTCAGCTTCCTCCGCCGGCTTGGCGTTTTCGGTCTTCGCCGGAGGGCCCTTCTTCGCCGGCTTGGATTCGATCCTTTCGAGCGACTTCGTGCCGAGGAGCGAGGCGAGCGTTCCCTTCGGGAGATCGTCCTCGTCGATTTCCTGGCCGGCCTCGGCCTGGATGTTCTTGATGATGGGAAGGCCATCATCCCCCTCCTCGGGGTGCGTTTCGACGATCACGGTCTTTTTGAAGCGATAGCGCATTGCAAAACCTCTGAAAAAGCTCTGGTCCCTTTGATTTCACTCGCTCTTACGGCGTGTTCTTGACCAGGCCCTTCCAGTCAAGCGCCTTGGCGCCGATGTCCAAATTGATCGCGTAGCCGATGCCCCAGCTCCCGTGGATCAACATCCACGATCGCATCTGCGGAGCGCGGCCGGTCCCCTTCAGGTAGCCGACTTCGACGGTGTGCGCCTGCGCGCTGGCGGCATACCAGTTCGTCGTCGAGCCGGCGTAAGTCGTCGGGGTCGCGGTGCTCGGATCGGTAACGCCGTTTTGCAGGTACGCGGTCTCGCGCGGCTCGGCGACGCCTTCGAGCGTGTTCTTGTCGCCGAGCGTCGTGGTCTGGGCGGAGTTGCCGACGCCAGTTGCCACGGCGACGATGAAGCTGCTCTGCAATAGCTGCCGCAGCGTGAACATCAGGTTCGTCGGCACGATCACGTGAGTGGTCTTGAGCTGGATGTTGACGCTGTTTTCCTGGAACGCTGCCTGCGTCGCGATGGCATTTTGGAGGGCCGCCGCCGAAAGCGCGTTGCCGGTGAGCAGATTGCCCTGGCCGCTGCCGAAGAGCGCACTCCCGGTCTCATTGAGGCTCGGGTTGCTGAGGAGGATTGCGGCGACGAGGGTGGGCCGCATACGGCCGCCGGCATTGCCCATTTCGACCGGGATGTCGGCCAGGGCGTTGAAATGATCGTCGATGACGTCCATTTCATCGACCTTGAACTGCCGGCTGTAGCGCTGCACCTTGTACGTTTCCTCGGTGTCGCTGCGAGCGGCATGATCGGCCTCGCCGCCGCGGGGATGCAGCGAGAGCGGCCCCCCCTTCGTCAGGCGCGGGCGTTCGTTGGTCTTGAAATCGTTCACTTCGGCCGAAGATGTCCAGCCGTCCGAGAAATCCGGCGCCTCGGCATAGGTCGCCAGCATGATCGTGTTGATGTTCGTCGTGAACACGTAATTCAGCGAGGATCCGGAGAAAGCGGCCTGGATCGTGGCCGCGCGGCCGCGCGGCTTGGGCTTGCCGTCGAGGCGAATGCACTCGGCGCACAGATCAAGCAGCGACATTTCGCTGAATCGCTGGGCATTGTCGAGCGCTCGCTTGCGGGCGTCCGTGGTGAAGCCGGCGCGAAGGAACTCGGGGACCATCTCCCGCTCGACGCCGCGCGGATCGATGTAGCGCTGGGCCGCCATGACGGTCTGATAGACCGGGTGCGCGAGAATGTCCTTCTGCGGGCCGCCGCCGATGGCACTCGGATTGGCGCGAAGGAGCATCGCGCACTGGAGCGTTTCCAGGGTGCAATCGGTTTCGTGGCTGTGGGAAAAGGCGCCCACGCCGCCGCCGGGCCGCGCCATGCGCTTGCATTCGAGCTCGGTCGCGCGCGACGTCCAGCCCGCGGTGATCGCGTGCGAAGCGATCGAGACGTTCTTGTCCTTGCCGGGGTTGTCCGGATCGTCGATCACGGTTTCCAGGCCGGCATATTCGGGCTTGGCGCAGATCTTCCGGATGGAGGCAATGCGCTCATCCTCGACGGCATCGGCGCGGCGCCGGGCCTGGATGCGCTCTTCCTCGAGCTGCTCGGGGCTCTTGTCGCCCGACTTGGCAACGATTGGCTGGGCGATCGGCGGCGCGGGCTGCTTCGAAAGCTCCCATTGCGCCAGGAGCGGCGCCCGCTTCTTGTCGGTAAGCGCGGCGATGTCCGCGTCGGAATAGTCATTGGCCTTGAGCCACTGAAGGAAAACTGGATCCATGGAGCCGCTCCCACGCGTGGCTGCGATTTTGGTTTGAGTGTTGCAGTCCGCGCCGTCGGCGAGGATTGCGACCCCCTTGAGCGTCGAGGCCCGCGCCACGTAGAGCGGGCCGGCGAACGTCTGACCGTTGACTTTGCATTCTTCCCCGGCGTCGAACTTCTCCAGCCGCGAGACGGCGGCATGGATCGAGGCCTGATAGGGGAAATTGTTCTTGCTCATTCGGACGATCTGCCGGGCGGCGCTGATCGTGTCGTCGTCTTCGTCCTTGTCGGCCGAATAAGCCGATAGGACTCCCTTCACCTTGAGCCGCGTTTCGCCCGGCGTCTTCTCGATCGAGGTCGAATGCCCCACCAGTGGGCCGTGATTGTGATCAATAGGCAGCGTCTGCGAGGGAACGCGCATGCCGGCCAGGTCCACCACGATCGGCTCTTGCCGATACCAGCCTCCCGGGTTCATCGGGCCGCCGGTATAGGCCGTCATGGAGAAGGTCGGCAGCTTCTTGCCGTCGCCTTCTTCGGCAACGATCGCCAGGCCGGCCGCCGTGCCGCAGCTCCCTTGCAGGTCGAAGGCCTCGTCAACGACCGCCCCGGCCCGGATCTCCAGATTCACGTCCTCGAAGCGCGACTCCTCGGCGTCGATGCGCTGGGCGAGCAGCTCCTTTTCGGTTTCGTAAACAGCCTTCCAGTGCCTCAGAACCAGCACGGGAATTGCTGCCAGGGTGCATACGCCTTTGGCCCGCAACCACTCTTCGAACGGCGGCATGGTCATGCAGCCACCGCCTCTCGCTTGGCTTTGTCGCCCGGCTTCGGTTCGGAGTCCTCGTCGGCGCCGGTCGGCGTCGGCATGTTCGGCCGCAGGCCATCCGCCCAGTTGTCAGGCAGATCGAATTCCTTGGCGAGCTCCCGGTCGAAGGCGATCTCGGCGGCCTGCTCGCGGCGGACCTGGCGGTATTCGGTGCCCATGCGGCCGCAGATGCCCGTCCGGCTGGAGGTCCCGTTCGCAAGGTTTTGAGCGTCGGCCGCGGCGTCCTTTTGCGGGTCGATCGAGTCCATCTTCGGCCAGTGCCACATATGCGGGACCTGCTCGATCAGCGATGGCACGTCGAAGCCTCCGAAATAATCCTCGACCATGACCGCCTCGTCGAGCCAGTCGGCGAGGAATTGGTCCATGACGATTTCTTCGGCGTCGGTCCGCTCGATCGAGACGCGGCGGTGATACGGCAAATGGTCCAGGCGCCCCGACGAAAAGTTGTAACCCGAGCTGTTGCAGGTCACCACGTTGTAGGGCATGCCGACCGGCCGGCCGGCATGGGCGACCTGCGTCCCGGTGAACTCCTTGTGCGTCGAGCCCGGCTGGGTCGGATTGAGCTGCTTGAGCTTGTAACCGGCGGGCAGCGTGGTCACCACGCCGGCGTCCGGATCCCAATATTCCCACGGGGCGCCGACGGCCGCGGTATCGGCGTCATCGGGCGCAAGCTCGGTCTCCAGCACCGCCGACATGACCGCGGCCCATTCCATCGCGGTAAGCGTTGCCTTGTCGATGCGCCGCAACGATTCGAACAGATTGAGGCTGGGGGTCAGCTCGGGGATGCCGCGCACCTGGCCGGGCCGATAGCGGTGGAACCAGTGAATCACGTAGCGGGCCGGGACGCGAACGTGTTCCAGGGGCCCGTAGTGCAGCCGCATGTTGGTGAGGTCGCCGGGGTGCCGCTTCAGCACGTGATACGTCGTCGGCAGGCCGAGCTCGTCGAGCTCCAGGCCGTCCACGAAATAACCCGACTGGAAGCCCGGACTGACCGTCTGCACCTGGTCGGTCTCGATGTCCTGGTGATAGAGCTTAACGGCATCGTCCTGGCTCTTGCGGTTTTTCTTGAGGAAGAAAACCTCGCCGTCGGTCACCTTGGCCATCATCGCCACGCGCAGCCGCCGCATCAGGTTCGTCGCCCGGCACCAGCGGATCCACGCCTTCTCGATCGCGGCGTTTTTCGCGGGATCATCGAACAGGGCCTGCAGCCGCGGCCCGTCGCCGATCGTGTCGAGCGCGAGTGTATCCACGACGCCGGCGGCCAGCGGATTGTTTTGCACCACGTAACGCGAGCGCATCCGCAAGATGCGACGCACTTCGAAGGAATTGGCCGCCTTGGCGCTGAAGAAGTCCACCAGCGGCCATTGCTTGACGTTTTCATCCGTGGTGAGGGCGGCATCATAGCGGGCGCGAATGCTCTCGATCTTCTCACGGGAGAAGGTGCGCGGCGCGGCCGGCGAGGCCTTCGCAACGGCTGGTTGGCAACCAAGGCCAATATCGACGGTGCCAAACATCAGTCGCCGTCGCCCCCCTCGCCCGATCCGCCCACCACCTGGCCGTTGACATTGGGCATCCGGCACTTGCGGAAGCGGATGCCGAGTGAATTGAGACTGGCCGCGTTCTGGCCGTACAGGAACTTCGCCGCGGCGATCTGATCGCGCATCGGGACTTGCTCGACTTCGCCGGCGCCGGTGCGCGCCTTGAGCGGCAGGCCGAGGTTGGCGCCAACTTGTGCGACGGGGTCCACGATGGTCAGTTCTCGATGCGCTGCGTCGTCTTGAAGGTGACTCCGCAGCGGGAATTCATGCATTCTCGGACGCGCGTCACGACCGTGATTTTCTTGCCGCGGCGAGTCTTCAGGTGCTGCTCGAATTCGCGGCGGATCGGCACGTCGGGGCACTCGCACTTCGGACAGATGAGGCCGTCCCCGGCGTCTTTTCCCAGCACGTGCTCGGTCATTGGAACGCCATGCAAACGACAAAAGGGCGGCGTGGTTTCCCACACGCGCCCCCTAACATGGCTCGTGAAGTGTTAGGCTCACAGCATCGGGCGGTAGCTAACCGAGGGTCCGATGAGGCCAACCAGAGAACGGCATGGGAAGCCACGCCGCCCGAATTTTCGTCGCCCAGGCTCCTCTGTCCCTCTTTATCGCCAAACGCGTTGCCGGGCGAACCGGGGCAACTCAGCTCAAGTTTTGACAGATAATTCGGCAAAAGCAAACGCCTGCACGCGGGATTTTTTGAATCTGGCGTGGATTAGGCGCATGAAAAAAGGGGGGCAGCGACGACTCCAACGTCGCATCCCCCCAGCCCCGATTCAGTGAGCTCGGCCTGCGTCCAGGACAGGCGCTCTCCCTGCTGCTAGCATGCCCGCAAAAGGGAGAAGCGGTGTTTCCGAGCCAAACCGATCAAAGCATTCGCACGGAATTTGATGGGCCTCTTTTCCACACGCGGTGAAGCTCCGCGACGGCGACAACCGGCGCGGCGGTGATGAAGCTCGATCCCGGCAGCGGCACGCAAAACCCAAGAATCAGGGCGACAAGGATCGCGATCGCAAACCGGCGACCGTAGCGGAGCTGGAGCCGGGCAAACTTGGTCCTTACAATTTGCATTTCCCCGCTCCTTTTTCCTTTGACTTCCATCCCTGGGCCGGGATATATTACCATTCGGTATGCTTGACCGTCAATGTACTGTTCGGTAATTTTCTCTGAATATTTACCAGGGAGGGAAAAAATGCGTTTCGGGGACAGGCTCAAGGAACTCAGGGAAGCCAAAGATCTCTCACAGAAGGCATTGGCGGAGGCAGCCGGCTTCACGGCGGCCGCCGTCTCGCGATGGGAGTCCGGGCTCCAGGTGCCGGCATTCGATGCCGTCATGGCCCTCTGCGAAGTCCTGGGAGTGCGTTGCACGGCGTTCGATGGATGCGAGTTCGCGCCGGCCAAGGGAAAGCGCGGGCGCGGCAGACCGATTAAAAAATGATTTTCAACTGGCAATGCCGTCGGAGGCGGCGTTACACTTTTTCTCCACGGACGGCTTCACGAACCCCTCATTTCAAGGTGCCGTCATGCTCTACGTTCTCGCCATGTTCGTTCCGCCGGCCGTTCATTTTGTTGCGGGAAAGCCCGGTGAAGGCGTTGTCAGCATAATAGTCTGCCTGACCGGCTGCGGCTGGCCTTTTGCGGTCGGCTGGGCGATGTTCACTGGCTATCATCATCTCGCGGACGAACGCACAGGCCGATTAGAAAGGGCAATACGCCAAAGCTCGCGTGGACGCCGAGATGAGGAAGATTCAGATTCAGATCATCGCGGCCGCAGAGAGGATTCAGATCATCGGCGCCGAGGCTCTCGGCGTTCGCGCCGGTGAATGTCCAAGGAGGGTATCGATGAACGAAAAAGAGACGGCCTACCTGATCAAATACCGGGAGCTGCTTCAGAAGAAAAAGCACATCGAGGGCGTGATCGGCTGCATGTCGGCGATCTGCGCGTCGCTCAAGGACTGGCAGACCACGACGGCAGATCTAGGCTCTCCCAGCCCGGTGCAAAGGGAGTGGGACGATTCGCCGCTCTCAGGACTCGCCAATCTTCGCACGGACCTGATCGTGTTCCATCGAGCAATGCGCGATCTGACCTCGATGTGGGCCCAGCTCGGAGTAGAGGAACGAATCGGCCTCGCCGCTCCGGGCACGCTTCAATCAACGTGATCGCCGCCCGGCGCCTGGACGATCGCGGGGAACGGCGCGGCGCAATGCTCGCAGGCCGCGGCGTCGCCCTTGGACGCCCGTCCGCATTGGTCGCATTCGCGGATCGTGCATAGGACGCCATGTTTCGTGACCGGCGAGGCCTCGCCGGCGAATTCCTTCAGCCCGGCCCATCGCCGTAGCTCCCGCTGCTTGGCCGTGGATTCTCTCCGCCGTTCGGCCTCGGATTTGGCATCGAGGCCTCGACGGATTGTCTCAGCCCATTCGCGCATAGTGCCGCCCATGTGCTCAAGGGTTTGCCCGAGCGCCGTAAAGGCCTCGGTAACGAAAACGCAGGTTGCGCGCAGGCATTCGATCCGCTCGGCTTCGTTCAGATCTTCCCATCGCTTCATCGTCATCCCTCCTTTTTGCTCTCGCCCGGAGCCTGGACGATCGCGGGCTTCGGAAGTTCGAAGCTGGCGTCCAGCTCTTTGAGCGTGGCCCGTTCACTCAGAATTTGCCTGACGACCTCGATTTCGATCTCCATCTGCCGGATGATCTTCTCGCAAATCGAATTATTGTTGGCCAGGGCTTCGTCGGTCAGCTCGCCAAGCGATTCACGGCACTCGGCGGCGTAACCTCTTCCACCTCGCTCAGGGCCGGGGTCCCGACCGCGGCATCGAAGCGTGCCGATCGGCACTTCGGGGAAGCTGGCATGCTCAACGCGTAACGCGATGGCGTCGCGCTCGAAATCCCAGTCCGCGCCCATGACCATTGCGCCATCGGGAATGCCTACCAGGCGGTGCGTGCCGATCACCAGCGGAATGATGTCCGGCCGCATGATGTAGGCGATCTTGAAAGCCGAAATTTCAACCCCTCCTCTTGGCGCGAGCTTCCTCGCGTTGCTTTGCAAAACTCACCACACGCCGGCGAGGCGGCGCGGCCTGCACATCTTGCAAGCGCACATCCGAGACGGACGCGGCGACGGCCGCCGCCGTCAGGCAGTCGAACCAATCATTGTCCTTCCCCGGGATCTGGTGGAATTCGTCCACCTCGCGCCCCGTGCGATCGCTCTTCATCCGGTCGCGGTACTCGGCGAACAGATGGTCGAACAGCATCGCATGTTCGCGGTGATCGGCGCCGAAGAAGGTCAGCGAGCCCCGCGCCCCATCCTTTACCGCGATCCGATCCCAGAGGAAGGCCTTCCAGGCGTTGGTATCGTAGGTCAGCAGCCTGATGCCGCGGGCCTCCTTGGGGGGTGGCAGCCGCCATCCGAAGCCCCGCCTTTCCGTATCCGATTTGGCCCCTTCGGTCAAGCCGACGGGATCGCTGGCCCGAATGCCTTTGCCCTTGCTCGGCAGGATCCGGGCGCCGTAGCCGGCGGTCCGCATCTGCCGGCAAAACTCATACACCAGCTCGGCCTGATGCCCCGAATCCACCAGGCACAAATCGATCATCAGGGCGTTGCCGTTTTCCTGTCGATATTGCGCCCGGAGTAATTTGTTGCCGAGTTCGACCAGGCCGGAGTGCAGGGCCTGGTCGCCGCCGGCGAGCAGCTTCGGGGCCGTCGCCTTGGTGAAATAGCGCCGCCCTTGCTCGGGGTGGGTGCCGTAGTCGAGCACGCCGCCCGTGAAATCTTCCCGCCACCAGCATACCACGTAGAACAAGAGGCCGATGCCCTGCACGTCGATGAACGCGGTAAGCTTCGTTGCACCGTGGGACACTCCCAGCCGCGGGAGGTTGTTGAGGCGTTTCTCGACGTCGGCGCGGCTCAGCTCCTCGATGTTGCCGAGGTTTTGCGGCAGCGGATCGCTCTGCATTTCCGCCATGAAGCTGAACTTGTTATCGGCAAACGCGTTCATGGCATTCTGCACGGCGCTCACTTCGTCATCGTTGAACCTCTCCTTCCAGGCCGGCGCGGCGCCTTCGTCCATCGCGGGCTGGTTTTCGATGTAAAACTCGGTCGCCGTCGTCGCCGCGGCATGCTTGGCCTCGGGGCCGGCATAGGGGTCGTAATCGTTGCGGATCGATCGGTACGTGTCCCACAGCTCCGTCCGCGTCGGCATCGACTGCATCAGCTTGCATCGCTCGATCGCGAACTCCGGATGCAGCTCGTGATTGAGGAACCGGTCGGCCAGATCGTCTTTGCGCATCACCGTGCACGGCATGAATACGGCGAGCTTTGTCCCTGGCGCCGCCAGGCCGGTGACCATTGCCCCGATGATCTCCTCGCGCGCCGCGCACTGCGATTCGCTCTTCGCGCTCTGCCTGGTCTGCGGATCGTCCAGGGCGAGGAAGTCCGGCCGCCTGCCGTCCACGTTGATGCCGGTGATGCCGCTGCCGAGGAGCCCGGCCGCGGTCATGAGGGCGCCGTAGCCGCCTCCTTGCTCGGGCCTGATGCTCTTCTGCGGCGGGCAAGTCGGCAATTGGATGTAATCCTTGCCCCAGTGGATCCCGGTCAATTCGCCGACGCATGTCTGGCCGAGCTGCCGCTTCGAGCTCCCCTCCAGCTTGACGATCGGAAAGAGGATCTCCGGGAAGTCCTCGAGGAGGAGGGGCGACCGCTCCAGCATGGTCTTGATTGTTCGGATCGACGAGATGGCATGGGCCGAGGCCGCGCCCACGAACATGCCGAACTTGCGCAAGCCGCGGAGCGTGGCGCTGATCAGCAAGCCGCGGCAAATCGTCGTCTTGCCGAATCCACGCCAGCACGCATAACTGAAGTTGCCGCCGTGCCGGACGGCGTCCTCGGCCTTTTGGATGACGCGCGAATGAGCTTCGGAAAAGGGCAGCCAAAAGAAGGGTCGGAAGCCAAAGTAGGTCGTGAGGAAGAGCTCGGGATCGGCAATGCAGCGGAGGCGCCGGTTCCAGTTTTTGTCGCTTACTTCGGGGACCGGCCCGATGTCCTGGCCGGCCTTGGTCTGCCGGCGGCTGCGTTCGCGCGAGCTGGCGCGATGCTGATCTGCCGAGTCGGCGAATTTTTTTGCATCGTCCACATGGCTAACGTCTTACGCAGAAAAAAAATAAAGCAAGAAACAAAAAGCGAATGGTCGGCTGCTCGCGGAGCCGTCCGCAATCCCCGACCTCGGGGAAGGACCCAAGGCGGGGAGGGTTTCTACCGACAACGGGGGGGCTTTAGTTGCACAATCGAGATTTTTGCCCCAGGAATTCCCTTCCTGAAAGCCGGAGTTTTTTTTCGCGAGCGACAATCGCGTTGCATCTCGCCCTCGACCTGGGTCAATGCCGCCGTTGCCTCGGGGGTCATCAGATCCTTTGGCTTTAGATTGAGTTGCTTTGCCCTCAAGATGCAAGACTTGAACAGAGCAGTCAGCATGTCGCCCTTCATCCCACTGTCCCGCATTCCTTTGATGAATAGCAACGCTGCAGCCAAGCTGAGCGTGTGCGGCGGGGCTTCATCGTATCCGTCGCCAAGCGTGCCGACGTCGCGCACCACGCTTGCATCCTTGGGCGTGTGAATCGTGAGACGTAGCATCGGCAAGAGATGTGGCTCGCCGGCGTTGTGGGGAACATCGACTTCCCCGAGCGCACCGGCGAACCAGTGCTTTGCGGCCGCTTCGTTGAAAGGCTTCATGGGCAGACCCGAAATAGGGCGAGGCGTCCCCTCGCTCAGTAAGACGCCCCGTCCTGGCTCCTCATTCGTCTTCAAGTCTACTTCCGGGGCACCGGCGGCCGCAACCATTGAATGGCGAAAATGAGCCACGCCAATGCCGAACGGTGCCGACGTTGCCGGCTGCGCAAAGTTGACCGCGACTGAATTCGGCAGCGCGGTTAGAATCCATCCCGGTCGGCGTTTGCTGATGCCGATATTCCGTGGAGGGAGGCAGGAGGCAGCCATGCGAATCGAAGCTGTTACGGTGTGCGTCAACTATGCCGGCGAGCTCGCCGCCACTGCGCCATTCAATGCGCCGATCTTCGACCGCTGGGTAATCATCACAGATCCCGACGATGAGCGCACGCGCCGCGTATGCAGGCGCCATCATCTACAGTGCATCACCAGTTCGGACCATGCCCGCAATGGCGACGATTTCAACAAGGGAAGGATGGTCGAGCGCGGCCTCCAGCATCTCTCGAAGGACTGCTGGCGCTTGCATCTCGATGCTGATATTGCTCTTCCCACGCGCACCCGCGCTTTCCTGGACTGGGCTCACCTCGACGAAGCATACATCTACGGCTGCGATCGCATCATGTGCAATTCCGCCGCCGACTGGAATCGCCTTCTCGGCACCGGCTTTTTGAATGGCACCCTCGATTGCGGCAACCACAGCGTGGTCTTTCCACCTGGGTTCACCGTTGGCACGCGCTGGGCAAGGCCTGACTGCGGCTACGTCCCCATTGGCTTTTTCCAGCTCTGGCACTCGCTGGCCGACGAGGATCACGGCTATCGCATCAAGCCGTACCCGACTCACCACGGCAACGCTTGCCGCACCGACACGCAGCACGCCCTGCAATGGGACCGTCGAAAACGTGTTCTCATCCCCGAGCTGATCGCCGTGCATCTGGCAACGAGTCGCGCAAACGGAATCAACTGGAACGGGCGCAGGTCGCCTCCTTTTGGCGAGATCGACGCGCAGCAGCAAAAAGGTGTGAGCGTGCATGGCCCGCAGCCAATAAGCGCGAGCATGGGCGCTGCTCCTCCGTCGTAATAAAGATTTGTTCATGCGTAGACGCAGGCGCGATTTGGAGAATGCGATCTGGCAGATCCTCCTGGCGCTG